ATTGAACATCAGAAACGAATGTTAAATGGATTGATAGGAATATGACGAAAGAAATTCAAAACCGATTAACATCAATTCAGAAGCATTATTCAAACCTAAATGATGGATATGCAAAGGTGCATATCCTGGCAATTAAGAATGATGCTGAGGCAATCTTACGGGTATGTTTACAGGAATTGGGAGGTTATGAAAATAATCTCCCAAAATTTCAAAATCCACCACCGCCCCCCGCCCCCCTCAATCAATTGAAATGCAAATACTGTAACCTTGAATTTGGAACCGAGCGTGGAGTTTTAGCACATGAATCGGTAAAACATCGGGAATTATGGAAGCAAACAAAATAGACATAAAACATCAATGCCTTTTGTATTCAATAATTCCACCACCTTTCAAGCCGCTGAGCTGGTGGCAGTTCAATAATTCAAAATACTTTTTGCTTCTGGGGCATTGGTATTGCGAACAAAGAAGAGAATGGCGAATGGAATTCTTAGAATTGGGCGAAAAGCGATCTATCATTCGCCCAGAGGCTAAATTCCAGCATCAAATTGATGATGGATTAATGATTGAATTTAGTAAACCGTAGCCTCCAAACTACAGTTTTTTTCTGTAATAGAAGTCCATTTAATCCATAGACTGACATAAACACAAAACAAATGCCATATTTTTTAAACATTTTTCAGCATTTTAAGGCTTGTTTCTTTCTCTTTCAATTTCTAAAAATAAAATTAATAATTTACTGAATCACTGTAACTCTGTAACCGAAGATTTTTTTAATGTGTAATTTCCTGTAAATCAGCTTTTTATATAGTTACATTTTATTCTTACTTAAAATATAAATTGTAACTGGTTACAAAATAAATGTGACTATAAAGAGAGTTTTTGGTCAGTTACAGAAAGATACAGTTTTGACACAGTTTGGTTACACTAATATATTACCATATATTTGTACTAAGTATCTGAAAATCAATTACTTAATACATGGTTACAGGGTTACAGCAAGTTACAGGTTCAAATAGATTTGTACCTAAAAAATGCTCTACACTAAAACGATAGATTAATGATTAATTTTTGGTATAAATCATGGAATAATACAAAATATAAGCATTATGAACAACCGAATGATTCAAGTCCCTGTCTTGCGACACACTTACAAATTACTCATGAGTCAATTTGGAACAAATGGAGTAATTCCGATTGATTCTGACTCCAGAATGGGGAAATTGATTTTTGTAGGCTTGGAAAAAATTGATTATAATCTGAAATCCAAAACAACTCCTGAAGGAAATATCTTTTTGAAGTTCATTTTGCCGATATGTTGGGCAGATATGGACTTGTCGGACAATACAGCTATTAATTTAGGCAGGTTTATGAATGAAGACTTCAAACATTCAGGTGCAATGTTCTATATGGGAGCCGAAAAAACGATAAAAAACACTCATGCGATTGCAAGGGCTTTCTTGCAAGAATTTGGATTGCAAGATGATATTGAGGTGGATTCTGCAAAGAAGATGTTTTTCAGGAGAGTTTGTTATTTTAGGTCGAAAATTAGGAATAAAAGAAAAAATAATTTGCCTAAGTTCCGTATACATAAGACCTAAGTTGCGTCTATTTTTCCCTAAGTTGCGTATAGTTTTTGCCTAAAAAATTTCATCTATCTGATTGATAATCAGATAGATGAAATTTTTTTTTGTGTTCTGTGACAGTCTTTTTTTTAATATAATAACTTAATAAGTTTGGCTTTTGATAATCACATATAAATTTTCATGAATTATGTAGCCCCTAACGTACTCATTAGAAGGAACTCCGCTGACCATGTCGGCGGAGTTTATTCATTGCGGTTAGCTTATAGTGCTGATATAATTACCCAACGTTTTCAGACTGATTCAGAAATCATTCCACCTTTGAAGTTTCTAAATGATGAAAATTGGGTGACAGGTTGGGAGGGGCAATTCTTGCAAGCACAATTGGTGATTGAGGAATTTCAAAGCGAAGATGGAATTACGGAGGAATATCAGTTTCAGGCATTTTTGGATTCGTTTTGTACTGAAAGAATTTTTCGGGCATGGTGGACAAAATATTTGAAAGGTCGGTCATTTTGTGCAGAGCTTACGGATATGAACGGATTTTTGAGAATCCTTAATCCCTTCAGAATTACGTATAAATATTTTGGTACACGTGAATATTCAGAGACTAATCGGTATGAGCTTATATTCAAGCGAGCAAAAATAAATGACTACGAATCTGTTTTTTCAGTTTGTAAACCAACTTTATTATCGATAACAGAATTGAAGTTTGAAGTTTGTAAGCCAACCTTATTGTCAGTAACAGAATTGGATTTTGACGACGACTGGGAGGATGTGGAGACAAAAGGGGAAGATGACTGGGAGGATATAGAGACAAACTGCAAGCCAACCTTATTATCAATAACAGAATTGACTAATGAGGATGACTGGGAAGATATAGAGACAAATAATGAAAATGATTGGGAGAATGTGGAGTCAGATACCGAAAAAGATTGGGAGAATACGGAAACAACTAATAATAGTTCACATAGAGCATTTGACAAAGGATTTGATAAAGGATTTAGCTAAAAAAACATGAAAAAATTATTATTGATACTCGGAATTATTTTTTACGAAAATGCCACAGCTCAAATAGTAAATGATACTACCGTTCGGGCTACAATTTCAGCAAATTTGCCCGATAACTCAACCGAGGCAATTACGCCTGCATTATTGAGAATGCCGATGAATCAATTGGTTGATTTAATTATGAAGGTTTCAGGCTATCATTCAGGTCGGAGAGGATTTGGTGTTCTCAATCCTACAGAAGCTTTAGAAATTCAAGGCAATTTGAAATTAAGTGGAAATATAGATTTTGGCGGCGCTAAAATTGTAGTTTCACAAAATAGGAATTCGATAAGTATTAAGCCTGGAGGGGTTGCAGGCTTGATATCATTACCTGCTAAACAGAACATTGAAACAAAGGTGAATTTTATATCGACTCCCGAAGATTCGGCTAACACAAATGATATATATGGACGAAAAGTATCTTATCTATATAACGGCAAACAGGTTTTCAAACAAAAAATTTTATTAAATGTAGTTGATTCGAGTGTAGTTGTGTTCAGTGGAATTATGGATCTTGTGTCCTTAGAATCAGTAATGGTCTATAATGATGCTAATAATTATTCGCAACAAAATCATATTATTTTTAATGGTTACGTTGATTTTTTATCCGATAAAAAAAATATTTATGCCTACAATTGGGCTTGTGACAGATGCACAAATAAACAATATCAAATTTCACTATTATACACAAAACAATGATTAAGATAATCGCAATCGGACTAATTAGTTTTTTTACATTCTTAGCACCGCCCAGAAAAATCACTTCCGTTTCAGGAGGACTTTGGAGGAATAATTCTACTTGGGATTGTAATTGCCAGCCTACTTCGATTGATACCGTTGTAATTGCTCACGATTCAGTTACGATTGATTCGGTGGCAAATTGTGCGGTAATTTCTGTGATTGTAGGGGGAAAAGGCCATATCACAAGCACAGGAATTTTAAAGACATTTTAATGAGAGTTGAAGGGCATTTAATGGTTGTTGATGAAAAAAAACGCAAGAAAATTCGAGTTTCGGATATAATTTATTGTGAAGGTGATATTAATTACACGACTATGAAACTGATTACTGGCAAGACAATAATCTCTGCCTACAGTTTAAAATTGTTTGAAAATGCGTTGGATGGATTTCTACGAATACACCGTAAATACTTAGTTAATCCTAAATTTATCAGTGGTCAAGATGCTGAAAATCTGACTATAACCCTACAAAAAAATATTGTTTTGAATGTTTCAAGGCGAAGAAAATATCTATTATTTTAATTATACATGAAATGAAAAAATATCTAATTATTACGTTATTATCATGCTTACAATTTTTTAAAAGTATTGGGCAAATAACACCAGCAAGTGTTTCAAACGGCATAATAACACTTTATGGCAAGGGTCAACTTGGTGGTACAAATGATGCTGCGCAATGGTACCGGTACAAGAAAAATTTGGCAGGAAATTTTTTTATTAGTGCTTATTTCAGAAGTATTACAAATTCAAATACATCATTTACAGGGCTTTCTTTCAGAAATGAAACAAATGCTCCGAAAACTGACGGTGGAATTTCTGCAGTTGGTATTTTCGTGGAGAATGATACACTAAAAGCAAAAGTTAGATTGGCGGATAACGGGCAATATTTAACGATGGCAATATTGCCTAATATTAAGTTGCCAATGTATTTAAAAATTGAAAAACAAGGAAATACTGTAAATTTTTACTATTCAAAATCGGCTGAAAACGTTGATCCTATTTATACATTAATGTCATCAATCGATAATGTTTTTCAAAATTGGAATGCTATTACGCAAAATTTTGGAACGGGTAATTCTACTGGTAATGTATCGACTGCTATTGTTAGTAAACGATTGTATGGGCCAATAAAGGTAATAATACCATCGTGTAATAATGGTGGCTCGTTTGACATTATAAGCGTTACAAACACCAGTGGAAGCCTATACGATGTGAATTATAATGCTGCTAATTTTAGTTCCGCAAATATTGACATAAAGAATTCGAGTGGATTTTCTGTTAAAAATTTCGATGGAAATTACACGACACGACCGTTTAATATTGATGTAGGTACCCAAGCTAATGGTACTTATACTTTAACGATTACTGGTAAAAGTTGCATCGGAACGGCAAATAAAACATTTACGATTGGAACAATTGGAACTAATGGAACTGGTGGAACAACTACACAAACAAGTACATTTAAGAATATTATAAATCAAGTGCCTTACGAGACTACCCTTGGGAAATATGATCCAGATGCATTTCCAACAATTTCAGTTATAAATTCGCTTGATCCTAAATTGAATAGAAATATGCCTAACTGGATTATAGGCTGGAAAGTAGAAGGGAAAAATTTTGCAAATTCTACTAAAAATAAAAAGACGCAGAATATAGGAATTCCGTTTATGTATGATATTAAACCTGATAATGGTGGTTATGGCGTGCATTGCGTTGATTATATAAATGAGCAGGACCCAAACACAGGTAAAATGTGGGCAAATGACGTTGATACTTTCTGTTCAGACCCACAATATAATGCTAATTTCAATAATTCAGCACACAGCTATGAAAATTTTGCTTCTACAATCCCCTTTGAGTCAAAGGCAGGTGGTAATTTTGGAACAAACTATGACGATCTAGCACGTTGGACAAATGCAACGCTTGAATCGGGCTTGCACTACGATGATGGACAGGAAGGCGGATCGGCTTGGTTTGGCATGAGGGATTGGATAAATAATAAATCGAACGTCGGACTTTCAGATGCGGATATTGAAATTGGTATTGAAAATGGGCAAGATGGCAGTAATAAACATCTTGCATTCTTGCTCGGATTTGGTGCGAGAGTTCAAGGTTACGCATTTTCACAATATTCAGCAGCGGTTGACACAAGAGAAATTGATCCATCCAAATATCCTAATAGTAGTTCAGATCCAAATTCGGGTTATCCGCAGAATTATCAACTTGCAGATGGAACTGATGGCGACCCAGCTTCGGGGAATCGTGAAATAAGACACAACTCCATTCCAAGTTCAAATGATTGGAATGGTAACAATAAAATTTCTATTCCTATCCGTTTTTCGGGACAAAAAGGGATTTTGGACGTTCCAAATGTACTTCCGTGCACAGAAATTTCATCCTACGTTACTGCCACTTATCATAATGGCGAAGAGATATACTATGACAAAGATGATCCATCTTTACACAGAACGACCAATAAATTTGGACTTCATGCTAATGCCCACCATATAATTGCTAAAGTTATTTTTGCGGGAGAAACTAATAAATGGTTTATTAACAATAAATTAGACGGGCGGAGAATGATATTACAATCTAAAATTAGTTGTGATAAAGGAAATCTTGGAACAATTCCAAAAGAAAGCGGAAACCCAAATTACGCAAATAAGGAGTCGTTTAAATTTACGCATTTTGATAGAGAATATGGGTTTGACATTGGTGCATTTACTGCATTTACAGGATGTGAATGGAATATTTGGGATAGAAATAGTGCAGATAATGTACTGGATGGGTATCATGGAGCATTTGGTCTTATCAGTTTATTATATCAAAGAAAAACATTTGGAAGTAGTAGTGTTTCATTTATAGATTTAAAACCAAGAGCTAATTTTTTATTTTGGGATTCTGAAATTAGTTACGATGGAGGAAAAACTTATGTAAAAGATGAAGCAAATAACTACATAATGGATATGACAAAAATTCTGCAACGTCAATTTATTACTCCTGATGGTTACTGGGGTGGTATTTTAGCACGCCCTGAAAACACAGAAAATACAACTTGCAAAATGCGAGTGAGCTATAATGGTCAGTTTTATTATTACACAGTAACGGCAGATATGTGGGAGACAGTTGATTACAACAATCGAAATACTGCCTTGTCGGCTCTGAGAAATGATAAGAAAGATTACCATTATTTTTTGGTAAAATTAGGTAATGGAACTATAAATAATGGTGGAATGGAAACAACCAGTTCAGCAACAGTTAATCCACCTTCAATTACTTCAAATGTTGCTAATCCAACGGCAGGGCAATCGGTTACGCTTACTTCAACATCTTGTCAATCAAGTGATTATACTATTAAATGGTACGATTCTGCCGAAGGTAACTTGTTAAGTTCTGGAACAAATTATACAGTTATTGCTCAAAACGGAAATGGATATTATGCTCAATGCGTGGGTACTTCAACAAGTAGTACTCCTTCTAATACGATTACTTTTTCAATTTCTAATAATCCATCCAATTCAGAAGCAGTTACAATAACTGGACCAAACCAAGTAGCTAATTATTATAAATCGGCTAATGGATCGCCACAAATAATTAACAATTATAGCTATTCAACAAATGATGTGGTATACCTATCGAATTCTCAAATTAAAGTAGGATTTAATTTAAGATATGGCGGCGCTATATCTTATTTAAGTCAAATTGGTTCAACTACTAATATAGTAAACAATGGCCATGATGGTGGTAGGCAAATTCAACCAGATTATTATCAAAATCCCAGCAATTATACACAAAATGGAAAAAGTCAAGCGTCAAATTGGTCAAAAAATGGATATAACGTAACGTTAGGCGGTGATTATAATCACAATACCGTTACGTTACTTGATTACCATGCAATTACCAACGGATATTATATAAAGTTTAAACCGTTGCTTTGGAGTTTTGACGGAGAAATTTCAGAAATTATTATTGAAGTAACTTATACATTAATCGGTAATTCAGTTAAATGTGATTATAATTATATTAATCAAAGAACTGATAATCAAATACCGAGTGGATTTAATCTGAATGGGTGGTCATTACCAATCTGCTATTTAAACCAAGATTTTAATCAGTTTTATACCTACATAGGCGATAGTCCATTTACAAATTCACCAATGACTCAAAATGTTGCTTCCGATGTAAGTTCTACGGGTGCAAGCTCAAAAGAATTATGGGGAGCGCTTGTTAATCCTGCCACTGGAATAGGAGTAGCAATCTATAATAAAATACCAAGTCGTGCTGATACTTATTTTCAATACGGTAGACAAAATACTCATGCGGAAAATCAAAATACAGAATTTAATGATGGGTTTGCTCTTATTCAAGTAATAGACGGTAACAATACACCAGACTCTCATAATGAATGGAGTCGGGCTGATACTGCTTATTTAATTGTAGGAGCTATTACCGATATAAGAAGTAAAGTATATCAAATTTCGGGGCATTAAAATAATATAATAATAAAAAAACTACAAACGATAAGAAAGATTATCATTATTTTTTAGTAAAATTAAATAATGGAGTGGTTAGTCAATAATTAATTTAATTAATCAACTACTAATTTTATGGCAACTCTTAATATTTACCTCGGAGCCGATAATACAGGCGATAATTTTAATGTACCATTTTACATAGAATTGCTACAAAATAATGTAGTAATTTTGAATGCCTGGTCAACCGAAGGCAATAGGTCTGGCTCAACACCTACGTTTATTAAAACGAAAACTGATTTTGATAATACGCTACCTACAAAAATTCGATATTGGAATTTGGGCAAAAAAACAAATTGGATAAATATCCATTTTTTTAACTTGAGTGGTGGTAATATAAGCCGTGATGTAAATAATTTGGCAAATGATGGAATTGTTCAAGAATCTAATTATACGATTGATGGTGGAAATTTTTACGGGCGCTTAGAAATTATTTGTAATGAGGTTTCAAGTACCTTATCAGGAGTATATTATGCACCTTCGGGAACGCAAACGAATGGATTATATCCATCGGTATCGTCTGTAAAAAAAGGAGATGCTTCTGTCAGCAGTATAACGGATAATGTGGCAGCAAATCCAAATTATATTCCGCCGACAGCTCCACAGAATACAATTAGCACGCCAACACCAATTTTAACAATTTTTGACCCAACTTCTTTTGCTTGCGATAATTTTGGTAGTAGACCAGGCAACAAGACGATTGAAGTGTGGAAAAATGGTATTGCCCAAATACCTTTAGTCTCTACATTTCAAAATAATTATCAATTTATAAATCAGAGCCCTGACGTTTTCAAGATTCGCTATAAATTTGATGGGTATGAATATTCAGTTTTTTCAAACGAAGTAGATTTGTCGAATTATCCCTCAGATTTTCCGACGGTGACGAGTTGGGAAAATAAATTGAATAGTTCAGGTACGGCAAATTTTGTTGGAAAAGGCGTTGCAGGTTCGATAATTACTGTTTATTTTAATAGTTCGACGACTGCTTTAACAACTGTTACGGTAAATAGTTCGGGCGATTGGACTTATGCAGCAACGGCAACGGGCAATTATTCTTTCACGCAAAAAACGGGCACAAAAAAAGAGAGCGGAACTAACAATGCCGTTTACAGTGTGAATACACCGCCAGCAATTCCAGAATCGGCAATGCCGACAGTGACAAATTGGGATAGAACTGTAATGGATTCAACTACTGCTGGATTTACGGGTAATGGTGTAGTTAATGCCATTGTTTCAGTTTTTAAGGATAATAATACCACTGCCATAGCCACAACAATTGTAAATATAAATGGCGTTTGGAACTATCACGTAACATTAGCGGGGACTTATTTTTTTAGCCAAAAAGAAGATTCAAAATCACAAAGCCAAGCTACAACAAAATTTTTGGTAAATCCACAAGTTACGCCTCAATTAGCTCAATTGGATATTTCTGGTAGTGGAATTGGGAAATTATACGTGAATGATGATCGGGCAATTTTAAATATGGCATCGGAAGCTACCCTTAATATTAGTTTAAATGATGTAACAGGTATTAATAATTTTGATTATCAAATTTTGGAAAATGGTAATTTAAAATTTTTAAAATCAGGTAATTATCAAATTTGGCAGAGTAAAACAAATTATACAGATTCACAAAAATTGCCCATTCAAGTCGTAGCTGAGCAGAAACCAACAAACCCAAAACCGATACTTTCAGCTTATAATGCAAACATTAATGATAGCGTTACGGTAACTAATTATTCCAGTTATGATAACATTGACGTGTTCAAAAACGGTATTAGAGCAGATCCTAACAATGATTGTGCGATTGTAGGCAGTACGATAACGTTTAAAGTTTTGGGAAGTTTTCAGGTGATTGGTTATCGGGTGAATTATAATAATTCAGTACTGAGTGATGCTGTAACGGTTTCGGATGCTCAACCACCTACAACAGGTATGCGGAAATTTAGAGGTGATGCTAATTTTTGTGATGTGCCTCAGACCGATGTACAAATAGGAAGTGGAAACACAATTGATTCGGTAACGAACTGGATGGATGGGAGTATTATCAATATTAAACTTGAGGATGGAGCTATTCCACCTCAATTTTATATGCGGCAAAAATCAATTCCGAACAAAATTTTTCTAATCAGTCCCACTTATCGGGCAAATACTCTATAATTTTTGTAATATTTTATTAAAAAAAGCCCCTAAAACAATGTTTTAGGGGCTTTTTTATGTCCTTTTTTTTAAATTTTAAAACTTTTATTTTTGAGCATGAATCAGGAATTAATAGGAAAAATACCAGAATTGTTCAATGCTCCACTTGCCATCAAAGAAGGTTCTTTATCAGTCTTTTTTGCCAGTATTGAGCAAAAAATAAAGCATGGAAAAACCTTTGAAATACCTAAAGCGAGCTATAGAAACGTAGTAGATGGGATTGGTGTAAATGGTGAAAAAGTAGGGATACAAAAAATGATGATAATCCCTGTTATGAATGTGATTGTGAAAAATGGATACCCTGAATATGGTTTATTAGGACTTCGGGATATTCAAGGAATGTTGAAAGAAGCCATGAGCAATGATGCTATTTTGGGTGTGATGTTTTATGGTGATTGTCCGGGAGGAACAACTTCTGATTTAGCCGAAACGGTTGATTTAGTGGCACAATTAGCCCAGAAAAAACCTGTTGGGGCATATGCTGATGGGATGATGTGTTCAGCTTTCACATATTTAACTGCTCCATGTTCATTTATTTCTTGCACCCCAAAAACATCATTGATTGGTAATATTGGTTCTGTTTCAACCCTCTTTAATGATTCAGAATGGGAGGCAAAAATGGGCTTTAAGACGATTCATATTTATGGGGATTTAGCAATTGATAAGGATTTGGGTTATGCCGAAGCAGTTGAAGGTAATCCGCAGAAATTCAAAGATATGATGGTTAATCCACACAATGAAATGTTTGTGGCAGATATGAAAAAATACCGACCACAGATAAAAGATGAAGCCTTGTATGGGGCGGTGTATTTATCTGAAAAGGCTTTGGAAGTTGGTTTAGTGGATATGTTGGGAAGTTTTGATGAAGCAATTGATTATTTAATTGATATGATTACAGGTGACTCGGATGGTCAAGAAAATGCCGAAAATGAAAGCAATAACGTAAAAAATAATATGAAAAAAGTAACCATTAATTCTGGTTCAGCTGTTGCAGCTGCCTTGAAAGTCTTATGTCCAGATGCTATTGCTGAAGAAATTGCTGAAGGAACTTCTGAGACTATTCCACCCATCGCTGAAACTATTCCACCTGTAGTTATTCCACCAGTAGTACCAGAGGCACAGGTTCAGGGTAATGAAGTTTTAGCTTTAGTGTTGGCTGAATTGAAAGCATTGAAAGCTGAAATGGCTTTAGGCAAAACGCCTGGTGCAGCAGCAATTAATCCAGCGGTGAACGGACAAGAATCTAGTATTCCTGATACAGTAGCTTTGAAGATTGGAGACTTGCCACATATCAAGGCAGCTCAGGAGATGTTGAAAAATATGTAGTAGAACTTAACAAAGTGTTAGGTAAAAATTGTTTTTTCCACTAAAATAAATACAAAAAATAATGGCTGGATTATTAGACATTACGGCATTAGCCGCTGAATTTAAGGCTTATTACCTTGACCATGGGCAGAATATGGCTACGTTGAGAAATAAGATTATTACACCCACAGATTCAGAAGTTTTTTTTGATGATGTGAGAGTTATAACAGATGATATCTCGGATATGGGTTTCTATGATATGGACACGTATGCCCAGGGCTGGCAAGAAAATTTTACTCCCGCAAATACTTTGAAATTGGAGGTTGAGAGAGTTCAAATTACGAAGATGAAAATGGATTTGGAATGTGTTCCTGATCTTTTAGAGTCAACTTGGTTTGGCTTCATGAGTTCAAAAGATTTGAATCCGCAAGATTACCCGTTCATGCGTTGGTGGATGGATTTGGCTATACCCGCTTATAAGAAAAACTGGGAATTGTTCGACTTTTATAAAGGTATAAAAGTCCCGATTGTAGCGAACACAGCAACGCCAAAAGGTGGAGCAATTGACGGAATCGAAAAGATAATCAAAGATGGTATTTCGGCAGATAAGATAACACCATACACTTTGGGTGCGCCTCCTGCTATTAATTCAGCGAACGCAGCGAAAGACTATGTTGATTATATCGAAGAGTTTATTTATCAAATTCCGAGGCAGGAAAGAGCTTTGATTAAGCCTGAAGTTATGATTGACATTAATCGTATTGATTTATACGAAGAGGGGCGTCGTCAAAAATATTCAAGTTTGTTCAACACGATGGGCGTTGATGTGAGTGCCGCTGCAATTTTGAAGATTAAAACCTCTGGATTTTCGGTAGTTGGTTCTTCAGCAATGGAAGGCAAAGATAGGATTTTCACGACACGTAAGGGAAATGCTTTTAATATTTCACGTCGACCTGCACCGAATTCATTTAGGTTATTGCCAATTATTTATGAGAAGGTTAATATAACTACGAAGTGGTCTAAGGCAACTGGGTTTTGGTATTTACCTTGGGTATATACAACTAACGTAGATTAATAATTGGTGATTGAAAAATAAAGTAGCTCCCAATTTGGGAGCTACCATTTTATAACATTTTAAATTTATTTTGATATGGTGAACGAGAAGGAAGAGACTTTAGAACAAAAAGTTATTCGTTTAGAAACTGAAAAAACTCAGGCTTTAGCGGGCAAAGTTGCCGCTGAGGAATTGGCCTTAGAAAGCTCAAGCAAATTGAAGAAATTGGAAGGTATAAAAACTGAAGCAACGGTTGAAGTTGGAGATGAAATATACAAAGTTCTATTGAAGAAATTTGCCTTGAAAACAGTTGGCAGTCCAATTGCCAAAAAATTTCATTTAGTGAAAGATGAAAAAGGTAATGTTCATGAGGATCATCATTATCCTACTGATGAAGAGTTGATAGAAATTGTTCAGAAAAAAGGAATTTTAGAGAAACTTTAAGCAGTTTTTTTGATTTATTTTATTCACGAATTTAAAAACTAATAATATTATGGCATGTGTTACAAGTTTGAAAAAAGAAAATATTAAACGGTGTGCGTCAACAGAAATAGGGTTTCGGACAAAACTTAATTATGCGTTACAATCTGATTTTTCAGTAACTCCTCTAGCTCCGTTGATTACAGATTCGATAACAAATGCTGATGCTGGTACGGCTGTAGGTCTATTCACGACTATTGATACAACCACCGGATTTGCAACGATTGATGTATTTATGGATAAGCCTTTGGAGGAAAACATAAAATTGAATGGAAAATCATTGGAAACATCAATTGACTTCTATATTCAAAATAATGCAGAAGGTAAAGGGTTTATCCGAAAATTCAAAAATGCGTATATGCTATTTGCTCCAGAATCGATAAACGGGGATTTCATTTTAGTTGGAGATTCCAAAACAGCCGCTGCAATTATGACAATTGAAGGGAAGAATAGTACAGAGAACTATATCAAATTCACTATTCAGTGTATGCCATACATAGCTTTGCACTGGCCTGGTCCATTACCAATGATGCCTTAAATGACACTATCTGACGCACTAAAAGATCGGTTTTTATTAGATATAAATTGGTCAAATAAGAATATCAATATTGGTGGTGGTCCTATGGTGGACTTAGAAACCATTGATTTGAAGACTGCAAATTATTGGTACATAGCTGGTAAATTACCGATGTTGAAAGTAAAGGTTGAAGATAAAGTTGTTATTTCAGCTACTCGTATCCCTCCGTTATTATTACCCTAACCACTAATTGTACAAAATAGCTCATTGATTTGAGCTATTTTTTTTTATCTATGAAAGAAGCATTATATAAAATTGAGAATTGGCTTAGTGAGCAAAATTTTGAGATAGGGTTAAAGCTATATGAAAAGTATGGAAATGATGAATCGTGGAAGGGATTATTTCGGATGATGGGGAAAACTTCGGTTACTCAAAAGAAGCTATTGGCATTAATAAAGGTGCTTTTTGAGGAAATGAGAGCAGCCCCAAAGGAGGTTGAATATGTAATTTTGTATGAACCTAAAAAGCAGATATTACAGAAAGAAATAAAGGTTCGAGCCAGTGATTTACTTGATGCTCCTGAAAAGGTTTTGGATCTAATTGCAGAACGGAAACAACTTTGGCGAGAGGCTTATGCAGCATTTAATCGGTTGGATTTGATAGTGACCGATGTTGAAAGATTAGTGAGTGCCAAAGTCATAAATGACAACTGGCGGAGAATAACAAGAATCTGGGTAATGACGGAGGAATTTGATAGAACTGGGAGTTTACCTGCTGAACCCTTACAGGCAAATATTACGGCAAATGACATTAATAGCTTGCATAAGTCGCTATGCGAAAGGCGGTCGAAACGGTCGAAAATTAAGGCTGGAAGATTACGGCAATTTACGGTTGAGTTGCCTGATATTGATTTGTTGGCTCAATGTGAGGCAGATATTGATGAATTAGAACACTTATATGAACTATCAGAATTGAGTTATGAAATTATTCTCCCTGAGTGATTTGAAAAATGATAAGCCCAAAGCTGAGAGCCTTGAGGCATATAATAGTTTGAAATTATGCAGATTATGGGAATTGAAGTAATATGCCAGACCTTCAGAAATGCCGTAAAGAAGGGTAAATTAATGAGTGAAGCAAAGCTCGGAAAAGTATTTTTGAAATGGCAGAAGCAGGGGGGTGGACCCGCTCAGACCTTAGTGGTTAAAATAATAGAACAAAATAAGTCATGGAAAAACGAGCTAAGAAAATCAAAACAAGCGATGGAATGGAAGCAGCTGTTAAAGCAATTGCTAAGGGGAAAGCCATTGATTTTTCACCAAAAATGTTTGATGAAGCTATGCTTTTGATGAAAATGAAGGGGCTTTTGGAAATATATGAAACATCCACGGAAGCTGTGAAAGCGTTTCGAGAAGATTGTAAAGTGTCGATGGTAACGGCTTATTATTATTATTCAGAGGCTCAAAAGTTATTACAAGTGACGAATCCAATTAAGGTTAAGGATATTAATGTAAGTATATTAATATCGTTGACCTTAGAACAATTGCACCTTGAAATGTCGAAAACTGAACCAAATTCTGGGCATATTGAAAAGCTATTAGGAAGGTATCAAAGTCAGATAGAAAAATTCATGGGCAATGATGAAACAATTGATTGGGATTTGATTAAGCCCAAGACTAACATATTACAATTTAAGCCTTCTCAATTTGGATTTTCTGATGATGTTAATCCGCAAGAACTGAAAGAAAGAGCGTTGAGATTTTTGAAAAATAAAAGAGATATAGAAGCTAAAATACTTGATATTGACCATGAAACAATATAATATTCCGACCGAAGATATACATAGAAATATCCCTCAATTATTACTTGAAGTAGTTTTTGCCCGTATTATGCTCATTATTTGGGGTCGTGGTACGGGTAAATCTTTTGGGGGGATTGCACCATTAATATTAAGATGTGCGATGGAAATGCCGAGAAGCGGTGGAGCTGTAGGATGTGATAGTTATCGGCATTTGATTGGTGATTTATTACCTGAATACATTAAAAGTTGGGAGGCTTTGGGATTGAAAGAAAATGTTCATTTTTGGGACAGAAAATTTCCTCCAGTAAATCGTAAAATACCAAAACCATATAGACCTGTTTTGATTGCCAAAGATGCGATTTTTTGGGGGAATGGTAGTGCTACGAAGTTGTTTTCAATGAATTTTAATGCACAAGTAGTCGGTAATTCGATTGATTATTTATTTTTAGATGAAGTAAAAGATATTAAAGAAGCCAGAGCCACAAAGGTTATTCTGTGTACAAGAGGTAATAAAGAGCATTTTGGACAAAAGTCTTGTCATGGAATGATAGTTCTTGCAACTGATATGCCCGATAATCCAGAAGCATTTTGGATTTTTGACTATGAGAATTTAGTTGATGATATTATTATTGAGGATATTGTTATGATTGAAAAAAAAATTAATGATATTCGTTTGCAGTTACTGCATGACATTACGCTACGAAAACAAAAGCATTTGGAGAGCAAATTGATAGAGTGGAGTGAGATTATCAATGATTTGAGAAAAGAAACGGCATTTGTGAGCTTAGCGAGTACGTTAGATAATTTACATGCTTTGGGCTTTGATAAGATTAAGACATTTCATCAGACCCTTACTAAGTTAGAGTTCTCATTGTCGGTGATGAACGAGCGATTGACTAAGTTGGATAAGTGTTTTTATCCTGATGTAAGAGCGAGCGAACACGGGTATAGTGCTGATAATAATGAGCATATCCATAGCCTTGATAAAGGGGAAGAAAAACAAGATTGCAGATGGGATAGTGATGTGAACAAGTATGAGCCGTTGGATATAGGATTTGATGCTAATGGGGCATTGTGCTATTTAGCAGTAGGGCAGATTCAAGGCAATGAAGGGAAGTTTTTGAAGGAAATTTATGTTGAATATCCACAAAAATTGGGTGATGCTTTTCAAAAGTTTTGTAATTATTATATGTATCCCTATCAACTTAATAGGAATATAAATCTATTCTTTGACTCAACGATGATAGGGGAAGATGCTAATAGAACAGAGGCGGAAACTTTTAAGATAGTTGCTATTAATACGCTTGAAAAAAATGGGTTTATTGTTACGCCTATTGATATGGGCGTTCCTTTGAACCACAAAACACGTTATAATGAGTTCGGGAATATTCTAAATAATAAATGTGAAATTTCATTTCGCTATAATAAATATAATTGTAAGAATTGGAAAAAAGCAGCTGATAATACGACTTGGAAGCTACGTATGACACAAAAAGGTAAGACTTTTGAAAAGAATAAGCTGCCCGAAAAATCTAAAATTCCAGCCTTGCAAGCCCAGCACCCTACCGATGCAGTGGATAGTTTAGTTATGGGATGGTTATTCTTTAAAGAAAATTCAAGCGGTTTTATTGGTGCATCAAGTTACTAATTTAAGTTACATTTTTGAATCTGAAATCATATACCGCTCTGCAATTCATGTGCAATTACTTATACAGTTGAGGGCGTGTAACGAATTCTTAGCAAGAATCAACGAAAAAAAGTTTAAAAAATTAACATAAGATTCTGATATTAAGAATCTTATGTTAATTTTTTCTTTATTTTAATGTTATAAAAACAAAATAAAACGTTATTTTTAGGTAATTTAATTGTTTTAATGAAAAAATAGCCTTGTCTTTATATAACAAAATGGGGGAAGAACTTATATAAATAAGGCTAATTTTGTTAAGCCTACTTCCAATATTCTCATTCCGTTCAAATCTTTCCAGTAGGCTTAACAAAATTAGCTGACGATAAAACCCAACATCCTCTCTATTCACGTCCTTTTTTGCAAATATATACAGTGGTATTTTTGAGTATGAAAATTAAACTCGAAAAGGCACTGGATATAATGGATAGACTCGACCACGAATCTAATCCAATCCCTTTCACTATCGAATTTGTTTCCATCCACACGGGCAAATGGACAAAACTTGAAAACGTCGTGATGCTTCGGAATGTCCGAATTATTCCACGTTCTATCAAACAAGACTTCATTCCACAGGTCCGTACTGGTATAACTAACAAAAAATTAAGGTCTGTAATTCGTAGATTTTACAACCCCTTGACCGCTGAAATTAAGTCAGGACATTTTAGACTTTTCAAAAAAATAAACGGACATGATATCGACTGGTAACCAATTTGAAGCAACTGACTTAGATTTTATCGAAAATCCTTCATTCCCTGGCATGATCTACATGAAGGCTTCTAAGGCTTTGATTATGGTTAGTGATGTAATGTCAAAACTGCAAAAAACAGAGAAAATAACCGAAATTAATCTTGAGGTAAAGAATTATATCGGAGCGAATGGAAAAATATATTTCTGGGGACAAAACAACCAATTCCCTCAATCTATCATAGAAATTTCCCGTAAAAATGCCATAATCCCTTCCATCATCGACAAATTTACCAGAGCTGTCTATGGATCAGGATTAATCACTGGAACAAAGGACGAAGCAGGAAAATTTACACCGAAAAAATTCCCAGAATTTGAGGCTTTTCGTAAAATGTCCGACCCATTAAGTTACTTAATCCGTGCTACTCGTGACTTTCTCTATTTCAATCAGCCTTTGCCACAATTTTCATTATCAAAGGATAAATCCCTAATTGTTGCCCTAACCGCCCAACATTCGGCTCATGTTCGTTGGGAACAACAAGACCCCAAAACCCATAAAATTAATTTCGGTTATCTCAATGCTCAATGGAATCTTGTGCCTGAAGGCGATAGCTCAACCGTAATTCTGCCCGTTGTTCATCAATCCTACGATGTAATATCGCAAATAGCTAATATTCAAGGATTTAACTGCCTATATAAATACCAAGTTTTCTCAGAGTTAGAATATTACTACCCAACTGCCGACTGGCATTCGGTAATTTCTTCGGGCTGGGTAGATGTTGCAAACGATATTCCTCAGTTCAAGCGATACCTCATGCGGAATTTGGCTACCGTAAATTATGAAATCCGGATTAAAGATTGGTTTTGGGATAGACGTTTTAAGGGGTTTAAAACAATGGATGAAGACGATAAAATCAAATGCAGAAAATTAGTTTATAATGAATTTAATAAATTCATTACAGGTATTGAAATGTCAGGGAAATCGTTAATAGTTGATATTTGGACTTCTGCACCAGGCTATTCTATAGACCCAAAATTTGGTGCATCATTTGAAATTATTCCAGTTGATTCAATGGACTTTTCAGGTAAATTCAATCAGGATGTTCAGGAAGCAAACTCAATAATTATGTTCGCAATGGGTTTAGATCCGTCTTTGTTCGGCTCTATGCCGGGCACAGAAAGAAGCGGCGGTTCTGATAAACGGGAAGCCTATAATATCTGGATAACCCTCATTGATTTGTATGCTCATATCATCCTAAAACCCTTTGAAATTATCCGTGATTATAACGGTTGGGATCCTGATATGGAATTCTCTTTTGGTCATGCCATCCTCCAAACCTTAGACCAAATTTCGGTTAAAGACCGCCAAACTGTAAACCCTCAATAATATGCCACTTTTCGCCACCACTGAAGATATTCATAATTATATTCCAGCCGTAAATGTCTCTATTTCAGCGACATCTCTGGAAAAACATATTGACAGAGCCGCTCAAAATCATATTGTCCCTGTTATTTCACGGGCAATGTATGCCGTAATAATTGCCGATACCGTCAATTATGCAGACATTCTGGAATTAATAAAGCAATCTGCCGTTGCTTTTGCTTGTTTTCAATTTGCAAACCTAAACGGTATTCAACTTTCAGATACGGGTAATCTTCAACAAAAAACCGAAGGACAAACCGTTGCAAGGTCCGAAGATATTGAGCTTTTCAAAATTCAAGTTATGGATATTGCCTACCGTGCTCTGGATGATGTAGCCATATTTTTGGAAGAAAATAAAGATGAAACCCTAACCATCGGAGCGGGTCCAGCCATTCCAAAATATAGTGCATGGAAAGCCTCTTTTCAATATTCGATTTTTCAAAATCATTACATCAGAACGGCTGACGAATTTCAAACCTATGTCAATATACGTTTATCCCGTCGGGTTTTTATCCACCTAAAACCCGCTATTAATCGGGTTGAAAGTCTCAGGTTAAAACCTATTTTGCAATTGACTTTATTGGCAGCACTCAAAGAGGTTCAAACCGACCCAATCCGTTTATATTTGATTCAATACATTATTAAACCAGCTATTGCCAATCTTGCATTTGCCAATGGTATCAACGAATTAGCTTTAATTGTGGATAAATATGACTCCACAACCCAGTTTGATAACACCCACGCAAACCAGAGTAAAGGATACAAACAAGCGGCTGAATCCCAAATAAAAACCACCCAGCAAGAACGTGAAGCGGATGGTAAAGCATTCCTTGACCAGATTTTGCCATACTTATATGCCAATCAGTTAAGTTTTCCAGAATACCCTTTTCCACCCGAAACCACTTCCTATCCCCAAATTATACAGGAAGATGATTGGCGATTCTATGTAGTATAATGTCCTTTTTCAATACAAATAATTGCACAATCTTTGACCCATGAATTATTTAGAAGCTATCCATAACGGAAAAATAGAAGTTTTCAATCTCCCTGAATCTCTCGACGAAATGTCTCCAGAGTGTTATCAAACTTTCATAGACCAACTACTTACACAGAAGGACAACAGAGCTTTCAAAGCAATCATGTTCACTGCCTTTCTCAAACAAGCAAAATTCACCCTCATGGAGCGAATTTTGGAGGAACATAATTATGAATCCCTTGCCACCCAATTCACGCATTTTCTTTTTGAAGAAAAGACCAAACCAGTTTTTAACTGTTTGATTCCTACTATATTAAGTGGATGGAATAAATGCAAAGGCTTTGGACTATTAATATCCAACCTTTCATTTCGACAATTCAGAAAAGCCCAATGCTTTGCCCATGATTTTGCCGAATCTGATGATGAAAATGACTTAAATATGATGATTGGATGGCTTTATTTGCCAGTAATATCTGATTTTAGTAAACATTACAATGATAAATCTCAAACAGATGATAGAGTAAGTTATATGGCTACAAAAATTGCAAAACTAAAATATTCAAAACGTTTTGCCATTTATACAAATTTCAACCAAGTCAGAGATACCCTAAAATTCAAATTCCCTTTAACCCTTGGCAAAGCCGAAGAAAAAGCAAAATTCTTTGGTATAAAAGGAAAAGAAATCAATCTGGAAGATTCCTTTGAAGATATGCTTTTCAATCGTTCAGGAGGTGATATTTTAAAAGATAATCTGGTGGATTTGTCCTTTGCCCTTGATGTTTTTGCCCATTTTGAGTCTGAAGCTCGTGATTATAACCGCCAAAAAGAGGCAATGTCTAATGCTTAAATCCTCCGATTTGAAGGCATATTTCAAGGAAATTGCCCGAACAAATATTGATATTCAGGACAACGAAAACGGCAAAATCCGTTTCGTTCAGTTTGACCAACGAGACGAAGTTTCCATGTTTGTCAAAAAAGCTGAATTCACCCATTTTTTCATGGCATTCATGAAGCCATCTTCAGTAATAAGACGAAACCAATCAGGAACGCACCGTAAATTTTTCTCAATGGGTTTCTATCTCCTCCGTCAATGCAAAGTTCAGGACCTTCAAACCATTGAAGATACCCAAAACCAAGCCGAAGAAATTTGTGAAGAAATACGGCAAAGAATCCTAAATGAATGTTTTGAAAGCAATGGATCACTTAAAATTAATAATGAATTGGTTTATCCAGAATGGGCAGAATGGGCGGTTGATGTCGTCCAAGCTCAGGCAGAAAATTCAGCAGGTATTTGGTGCGAATTCAAAATGTATGTCAATATTAAACCTTGTAATTATACCCCAACAAAATGGATATTATAATCAAAAATCAACGATGGATAGCCATCATTATCATTGTCTTAGCTATTGTAATAGCCTTCACAATCAAATCCTACAAGCATAAGCCTGTAGCTCAACCGTCTCAAATTGAGACACAAATCAAACTAACCAATGATTCTCTCGAAAAAATCAAAAAGAGTATTCCTACTCATTTTACTGCTGATCAGCGTCGGAAAGCCGCTAAAAAGTATAAGTCAATCTATAACGATTGACACTTGTATTATTGAAGTTCCTTGTCAAAATTTTGACCTGATGATGTCCGATTTATCCAAAGCTAAAATCGAACATCAACAATATATAAATTTGCAGACAATCTACCAAACCGCATCCTCCGACCGTGATTTGGCAAAAGAATTTAGCGAAAAACAAAGTGTTCTGCTTAAAGAATATAAAGCCAAAAACCAAAGAAGAGGCTGGAATACTGTGATCCTAATTGGAGCTTTAGTTCTTGAAAATGCCATTCTAATTTTTAGTATTTCAAAATAAACTTAACCACAAAGATATGTTTTCATTACTCGAAAAATTAATCAACGTTCCATCATGGAAGGTAGGATTAATACTAATTTTTGGCACATTTGCTCAATTTCTCCGACCAATTGGCGACTTTATTTTCTTAATCGTATTCCTAATAATTGCCGACTTAATCACAGGTATTTGGGCTGCAAACAAAAGAGGAGAAATAATTGTATCATCAGGATTTCGGAGAACATTTCAAAAAACTGTAGTCTATGCCATGACAATTATTCTTGCTGAATATATCAAAATCGTGATATTCGCTGAGATAGATGTCAATATTGCATTTCCCATTTCCGTCCTAATTGTCATCACTGAATTTAAGTCAATTTCTGAAAATATATTAACCATCACAGGGATAGATATTTGGGAAAAACTTAAAGACCTTTTACCCATAAAAAATAATGAACCAACTCACCTCAAATGATTTCATCAGGGCATCGCACTTACTCAAGTGTGATGTTCCTGCCATTAAAGCCGTCACTGAAGTGGAATCTCCAATAGGCGGATTTAACCAGGATGGTACTTTAGTCATACTTTTTGAAGCACATATTTTTTGGAAGCAACTCCGAAAACGAAGTATCAACCCAGTAGTATATGCTAACCAAAATAAATATAAAAATATTCTTTCACCTATTCAAAACCCTGATTTATACCCCAAAACACAAAAAGAACGATATCAACAATTACGGTTAGCCACCACCATCCACCCTGAAGCTGCTTATGAATCGTGTTCCTGGGGAATGTTCCAAATTTTAGGTAGGAATGCCACATCGCTTGGTTATTCATCAGCCAGAAATATGGTTGATGAATTTCAAAAAGGAGATTCCCAACAGCTCTCAGCTTTTATCAATTATATCCTAATAAATTATTTGGATGATGAACTCCGAAATCATGATTGGCAAGCATTTGCCAGAGGCTATAATGGATCTGAATATTGGAAGAATGAATATGATAAAAAGTTAAATAATGCTTATCGAAAATATGTAATGCTTTCAAAATAATTTCCACCATTTCCCACCATTAAAAATTATGAAAACCACAATAAGAATAATTTATAATATTCTGAAAGAAATTATTTATGTAGTTACATCATTTATACTATTAGATTTATTGATGATAATTGGTAATTTTATTTGTCCACAAATAATTATTCAAGTTTTAGGAATTCAATTTATTTCATGGGAAAAATCAATTGTTTTAGTAGGTGTAGTAGGCATAATTATTTTATTTGGTTTGAAACAACATTTTGGAAAATTGCTTTTAAAATGATTAATTAAATAGCAAAATAAATGGT